ATATAAACGTTACGATTGTATCATTAGTTTTTTATAATGAAATATCCATTTACAATGTAATTGATGACATAATGATAGATAATAATTAATGTGTTTATAACAGATAGGTGAAACATAAAAAAAATCATTACTATCATTATTTATTTCATGTAATGGTTCTTTATATAATTGAAAAGAGACATTTCTTATTAAATAGTGTGCATCACGAAATTCATATTCAGTTATATTTTTTTTATGAATAGTCCATAATATATAAGAAGCATATTCAATCGAATCTAACTGAATAGGTTTGATAGGTTGAGAACGAATTTTTTCAAATTCTGTCCATAGTAAATGAGGATTTTCTTGTATCTTTTTATACATAAAAATTACATTAGGATCTTTATCGTATACAATAATTTTTCCATTACTATTTATTTTTTTTGTTTCAATAAGTCGTAGTATATGAAATAAAAAATTCTCATGATTTTTTATAAAAAAAAAATGTAAATTAGTAATAGTTGTTGGAAATAGTAATGCTATTTCTTTATTTTTTTTTCCGCTTTTTTTACAAATTGACATGCTATTTATTATTATAATAATTATATAGTAATTCATTTTTTTATAACATATATATAAAATAAATAAAGTAGTATAATTAGTAACATATATCCAATCGAATATAGAGTAAATGATAGTTGATACTCAATATTAGGACTTTGGTTTCTTTTTTCAGGATGTCTACATATATCATCCGAATTATTTTTAATACGATTTAGTAATATTAATTTAATGATAAATAATGTTAACAGTAATGGCATAATGATATAATCAAACAAATTAATATTATAATATGTAGATGAAAAATATATCCTTATAGAAGATATAACAATACCAATAATAGAAAATGTGATATATGTATTAACTATTTTTTTTTCAATATGATTACAACTATTGTTAAGAGTTATCATCATGCTAAACAATGAAGAAAATAATATGATAGGAATTATATATAAAATAGTAATAAAACCTTTGTTTGAATCTATTTCAAGCATTTTATTTTTTATATATAAAAATATTTATTTTATTTATTTATAAATTCTTTAATTTTAACGCATACATAATCAACATCTTCCAGTGTCATTCCATGATGAGCACCTACTAAAAAGCCATTTGCCATTATATTATCACTATTTTTAAATTCTTGTAAATAGTGACGATATACGGGATGACGAGTAACATTTCCAGCAAAACACACACGTGTTTGAATATGATTAGTTTCTAGAAATGTTAGTAATTCCATACGATTAATACCATTACATAATAGAGGTATCGCTAACCAATTTGGTTCTATACTATCATCCGGTAGTATTATTTCATTCACGTGTTGTAAATTTTCAATATAACGTGCTATATTTGCACGACGAATTTTTTTAAATGTTTCAAAACGTCTTAATTGGACAAGTCCAAACGCTGCATTCATTTCACTACTTTTGAAATTATATCCTAATACACCATATAAAAATTTATAATCATATGGAATACCATCAATATGATATCCAAAACGATCTGATATGTCTTCATTATTATTTCCAATACGTCCCCAATCTCTGTACATTGTCGCCACTTTTACATATTTTTCGTCATTAAACATAACCATACCACCACTTCCACCAGCAGTAATGATATGACTAGCATAAAATGATGTTGTAGAAATATCAGTTTCCGGTGTATACGTAATTGTATCAGCACTATCTTCAATTAATATGATATCACTTCTATTCATTTCTAACAATGTAGACTTTACTGTTTTCCAATCAGGTTTATTACCAATTAGATTAGGAATCATAATGGCTTTCGTATTATCAGTAATTTTTGAAATAATTTCATCGACTATTGCTACATATGAGTTTAATCCAACGTCTACAAAAATAGGTGTTAATCCTAATTGAATAATAGGTGATAGGGTGGTTGAAAAAGTACATGCGGGTGTTATAATTTCACTATTTTGTGGTAGTTGTAATGATGCAATAGCAAGTAAACAAGCAGATGAGCCTGAATTAACAAATAATCCATATTTTTTCCCAAAATATTCAGCAATTTTTTTTTCAAACTCTATTGTTTTGGGTCCAAATCCTGCTAACCATCCATCACGTAAACATTCAGTTACAGCATTTATTTCATCTTCACCATACGATTCAAATTTATTAGGAGCATACCAAATTTTTTTTGATGACATTATTATTTAATAATTATAATTTTAATTTTAAATTATACTTTTCTAATTAATTCGTATCAAATTTCATGTTTCGAGTTACATAATAAAATAACAATCAACTTAAATTATTGTGATTTAATATATAAAGTAAAAAAATTTTATATTTATATCCAACTTATCATATCATTATTTAAATAATAACAAGTAATGTCATATGAAACTAATTTCAGGTTTAAAGATTATATATTAATATGAACGTTTAGCTCAGTTGGTAGAGTATCGGTCTTATGAGCCGATGGTCACGAGTTCAATCCTCGTAATGTTCACTATTAATTTATATTAATATAAATTAATTTTAAGTTTAATTTCAGGTTAGTTAACTTTCATATATTATACTGTCCATCCAAAAAATTCAAAGGTGAATTCGTTCATGCTTCTCGTTCCCATACTTAAATTACAATGACTGCAAATAGGACGCAAATTATTAATCGTCATATCTCCCCCATTCGATTCTGAAAGAACATGACCACAATGGAAATTCCTGCAATCAATTTGTTCTTCTTTACAACTTATACATTTTGCGTTAACATGATTCGCTCCTATGTGTTTATTCCAAACGAGCGTTTTAATATGCTTTGGTATCGTTCGTTTCTTAACAAACAATGGATCATTCGTTGTTGACATATCAACTTCTGGCTCACATTCTACAGTTTGTTCAGAAATGGTTTCTTTTTTTTCTGACACAAATTGTTCTTTTTTGTCGATTGTCTTTTTATTATATTTTGATACTTTTTTATCTTGTTCTTGTATTAATTCAAATCCTTTTGTGTCTTCTGTTTTACTTTGTTTAATATCAAATCCTTTTGTGTCTTCTGTTTTACTTTGTTTAATATCAATTCCTTTTGTGTCTTCTGTTTTACTTTGTTTATCAATTCCTTTTGTTTCTTCTGTTTTACTTTGTTTAATATCAATTCCTTTTGTTTCTTCTGTTTTACTTATTTCTTTATTTTCTGTTTCAGAAACTTTCGTTTTTGTTTTTTTCTTAAAAGTCGTAGCTTGCGAAACTTTTTGCTCTTTTCCAGGCTCGGGTTCACTTTCTTTCTGAATTCGAAATTGACGTATTTCATTTTCCAACCCAAATAATTGTTCTACTAATGGACAAGAAGGTTCTTTTAACATTTGTTCAAATTGTTTCGGTGTAGTATTTTGAATATTTTCTCCTACCTCTATGAAAGTACCTACCATACGTAAAAATTGACTTTTGTTCATTACAAATTAACTAATTAATGGTATTTTTTTAAATATAATTAAACTACTTACTAGTATATCTTTTCGTATAAATGATTTATAACAAACACAAACGACCTTATCGGATACGAATCCATTTTATTGTTCAACGGTGTAAAATAAAACATTATTTTTCAATTTCATGTAATGTTTCATTTTGATTTGAATAAATATACATGATTACCATTCCAACCTAATCCACGTTTTATTCTTGTATAATATAATGTTTTGAAATTATATTGTTCAAAAAAAGAATTATCTAATAACTGTCTAATTCCACTTACATATATGATATAAAATAAAGAAGATACTTTTATTACATTTTTCATTACTGTATGATAAATGTTTATTGATTCTTCTTTTTTCATAGTCCATAATGGTTCATACATGTATAAAATGGTAGAATTATTAGTAAATAAATAATCTTGCATATCTATACATTTAATAGTAATGGATGGAATAAATATAAATCGTTTCATAGTAGATGATGCTTGATCGATATGATTTTCAATACCAACTATATTAGTAACATAAGGATACATATGGTTAATAAAATTACCTTGACCGCAACCAAAATCAACGAGTGTGTAATTATCTTTAGGTAGTTGTTGAATAATATTTTTAACAATACTTAATACACTACTTGGTGTAGGAAGTCCTGCTTTATTTGAAGAAAAACTTAAATAATATAAAATATGATCTTTTTCATAATAAAAAAATGTTATGAGAAGAATAATAAGTATAATTACAATTATTGAAATAATTACAATTATATATTTATTCATTATACTAATGAATAAATATATTAAATCTATTTAATTTTCACATATTATACCGTCCATCCAAAAAATTCCCAGGTGAATTCATTCATACTTCTTGTTCCCATACTTAAATTACAATGACTACAAATAGGACGCAAATTATTAATCGTCATCTCCTCCATTCGTTTCAGAAAGAACATGGCCACAATGAAAATTTCTACAATTAATTTGTTCTTCTTTACAACTTATATGTAAGAAATATTATTTACGAAGTTGTTATAATAGGATAATTAATTGTCTGATAAAATAATATATTATAAATATAATTATGTACCATATTATACCATGTGAATCATTTCCAAATAATTTACATTCTAGATTGGAATACTACTCAGCTAATTTAAATTTATCTAAATCAAATATGTCCCAGTCAACTCACCCTAGATTAGAATACTACACGTCTAGTTTAAATGCATCTAAATCAAATAAATTCAATTCAAATCATCCTAAATTGGAATACTATACTTCTAATTTAAATTTATCTAAATCAAATATTTTAATAGAACATGCTACAAATTTAAATTCATCTAAATCAAATACATTCAATTCAAATCATCCTAAATTGGAATACTACACTTCTAATTTAAATTTATCTAAATCAAATATTTTAATAGAACATGCTACAAATTTAAATTCATCTAGGTCAAATTAAATTGCATATACATTAGTTTGATTTCATATAAAATTAAATACATATTATCGTTAAAGTGATGTTATCACCCTTTTCACCTTGATCTCCTTTATAAAATTTATAATAATTTTCATCATTTACATGTGGTTTAGTATCACACTCGTTTTTAATTTCAAAGTCTTTACAACAATCATGTTTTTTGTCATGTTTTTTGTCATGTTTTTTGTCATGTTTTTTTGTCATGTTTTTTGTCATGTTTTTTTGTCATGTTTTTTGTCATAGTCAGAATCACTATAACTATCTAACTCACATTTGTTTTTTTTATGTTTACTCATTTTAATATTATTAACAATATTATTTACTAGTGAAATTTATGTTTAATGTTAACATTTATATTATTTTTTTTGATATAAAAATGAAGTATATATCATTATTATTTAATTGCATATTAATTTAAGAATTCCATTCGAAAATAATGTACTTACAATAAGTGTAATGAAATAAAAAAGAATAAACAAACTAGAAATGTAAAAAAATTAATATGGAAGAAGAAGGTTATAATTACGCATATAAATTATTAACATTACAAGAATCAAAATCTATCATAAATCAAATCATTACTAATAATAATCTAGATAAATATTTATTTCATAAATTAAATGATACAAATGATATTAAAGAATTCACATTATTATTAGGAAAACCTCCTACAAAATTAAATATAATTCATTATATTAAAGAAATAAATTAAATATAATTAATTATATTACACCTTTGGACATTTAAAATGCCGATTTTAGTCTTTATAATTCTTGTATTTTCTTACCTTATTTTTCTTACACTTTTGCACATTTAAAACGCCGATTTAATATTAAAATAAAAAATTGATATTATTTAATATAAACATATTAAAGTTAAATATTAATAAAATGCCAACTATAAGTAAAATAAGTTCTGCTATTATTAGCAAAATAACAAAGGCAACCAGTGGTATTAATAATATAGATTTTACTGGTGCGATGACAGAATTTATTGCAAATATATCTAATATTCAATTAGATACAATTCCTGATTTTATCCCTTGTGATAAAAAATTACATCTTACAAGACCTAAAATGCGTGAAGAAATGCGTAATAATTTAAAACCACGATTACCTCACTTTTTCAAAGAAAGAGGTTATGAAAATTATGATGAAATCAATGGTTGTAGTATTGATAAGTTTGAAGAAACCATTGAAGAAGCAGTTAAAATATTGGTTAAAAAACAACAAGGAAGTGAAAAAATTGCTATTGGTGTAGATGTAATTTTAAAATCGGCATTTTAAATGTCCAAAGGTGTAAAGAAATAAATTTAACATCTCTTTCTTCTAACACTCTTTCTTCTAACACTCTTTCTTCTAACACTCTTTCTTCTAACACTCTTTCTTCTAACACTCTTTATTCTAACACTCTTTCTTCTCTTACCAAGTTCTGTATAACTCGCACTCGCACTCTCTATTCCCACCAGTTCACTATCACTCGAACTAGAACTATCACTCTCTAGTGGTGATAGATTTTCGTTTTTTAATAAGTTTTCAAGAGAATGTTGTGCCATATTAGAACAAGCAAGTAATCCTATTAAACCAGCAGGAACTATTTTATAAGCGTTAACTTCTGGAAAAGGTACATCGTTATAAGCTCTTCCTGCACCAGTCCATCCTATTCTTTTGATTGCTTGGTATTTTAAGAAAAGAGCTTTTCTTTTCATATACATAGGACCTGCTAGGACAGATAATATTATTCCAGCTGCAGCAATTTGATTTCTAGTATCAAATTTATCTCTTATAATAGGTATTTTATCAATCATTTGTCTAGCCGTTTTAGTGGGAATTGGAACATATTCTCCTAAATCACTGATAAAATCTTTCATTGCTTTTTTGATTATTTCTCCCCAAGATTGGTCTTCAGTCTCTAAAAAACTAAGATTATCAGAATTTCCCATTTCTTTTTGCATTTGTTCATAATCCCATTCACATGAATCTTTTATTTTTTGTATAGTTAAAATCTTCGCTTTTGCGATATATTTTTCATAATCATCAGTCGATATATAATCTGCTAATTTTAACTGAATTTGTTTGATTTTAGAATCTATGTTTTCTTTATAACTAGGATTACTTGCCGAATTTCTGTCTTCTATTAATTTTTTCAATACTATATTCAATTGATTTTTCTCTTCGATTTTAATATCAATTAATTTTTTTCTCTTCGCTTTCAATATTTCTTTCATCAATTATTTTTTCCAATCGTTGCTGGGCTAAACCTGTGAGTGTTTTTACTGGATGACTTTTTAGACGACATAATATATTGATGATATAACGAACAGTAGAGATTGAATAGCCTGGAAAATAAACAAAAACAAAAGAATCTAACATCTGTGAAATCCCGTTCTCTTCAATCATATCAAACTTGTCACATAGTTCATTTGTAAGAAAATCAAAGTTTAAGATAGATCTTCGTATAGAATGTGGTAAATAACTACCGGCTGTATATAAACAGTTTAATACATTTATTTTTATTTTTTGAAAGAAAGAAGTAGGTTTTTTTTCTTCTACTTTATTTTTATTTTATGTTTGTTCATTGTATGTAGATAAAATATAATCGAGTGTCATTATCATCGCATCTTTATCTATCACAGACTTAACCTGTATAAAAATTTTATTGACTGCTTCATAAGAATATTTTTTCTCTAAATGTAAATACCCGTTTTCATAATAGTTAATGTCATGTAACAATCTATGATAAACAGCTTCTTGGTCTAATTCAGACCAATTAATCATTCGAAGACAAAAACTAAAAAAAGAAGATAAATGTTCTAATTCAAAACTCATAGGAGAATCGTTCGTTTCATCAATGATTTGTTGCAATAGATCTATATTTTCACATGTAATTAATTTTTTACAACTCATTTTATTATATACACTTTTTTTTTATTTAAATTTTTTTGAAGTTTTTAATGTTTAATTTTTGTTGTGTCTTCAAGTTACGATTAACTTATCAAAAACATAATAAAAGATATACCAAGAGAACTTATTTCAAGGTTCAAATAAATTATTATAATGACCTTGGACGTTACAACAGTTTCCAAGCGCATACTCCATTTTTATCAGCACGCGTCATTGCCAACCTTGATACTACAACAGCATTCATTTGCTAGATACGGAGGAGAAGGGCGATTGATAAATTGTTGTACACATCCACGAGGAGGTTTAGAAGAAAAAATACATTTTGTAAAAATGAAAATTAATATTTATATTAATTTTTGATATGATAAAAAATGGAATATATATCATTAGGAAGTGATTGTTCAATTGCGTATCAATTATCTAGAGTAGGATTACGTCATAATGCTTATCCATTTGATTGGGTTATTAGTAATTCTGGAGTAATTAATTGTATATCGGATGATTTTTCAGGATGGATGGATATCATATCCATCAAATCAATAAAAAAACAAATTAGTCATATAGAAGAAGATTGGAATGAAGAAAAACATAACATGTTTCGTGTAACTAATCGATATAAAATTACATTTTTACATGATTTTACAGAAAAATATACAGAAGAAGAGTTTATTGCAATTAAAGAAAAATATAAAAAAAGAATAGAAAGATTTAATAACGTAATGAAAGATAATACGATACATAAAAAATTAATTCGTATTGGAGACATAAATTATAATAAATTAGAAAAGATATTTCATGAGAAAGGATACGTAAATTATTGCATACATATTATTCCTATGATAAATTCGATAGATTGGAAAAAAGATGAATTTGATTGGTCATCTTATTTTAGTTCAATGTAAATAAATAAAGCGTTTGGTGAATAATTCCAATTAACTCATCACGTTTTGCTATAATTCCTTTATCAGGTATAGAAAGTAATGTAATAAATTTATTTAAATTCGTAATAAATTGAAGTACATTATCATCATTTATATTATAAATAAAAATACGTTGATTATCTATATCAATTAACGGATTATATCCCTGATAGTATTCTACGAGTTGATCAGTAAATTCATTTATGTGTTTGTATAATTGATCAGAAGCAATATGTCTTGCATAAGATTTTGTTTTCCAGTGATAAAGTTTAAGTAATATATTATATTGTAGTAATTTGCGAACAATGCCATTTATATCCATACTTATAACATACTACTAATAAAAAACTTTAAAACTTTTTATAATATTCAAAAGATTATTCAACATATATTTAGTAAGAACAAACAATAGATTTCGTCAATACTTGTAACAATAGTCACTACACGTTTATTTCACATGTAAAAAAATTATTTTTATTACATTTTATATATAAATGAATGAAATAAATGAAACTATATATACTATTATTGCTCATGGACTAATAATAGGTACCGATGAACTTCTATCTGAAGGTGACAACTATGATCCTAATGTTTCATTTCGTTTATACAATGAAATCGGATTAACTCTCCAAAGTCTCCCACATAAATTACTACCCACAGAAGAAGTCACCAGTCAGCTCATATGTGATGACAGTAGTATTATTAATAAAATCTACAAAAGTTACAGATACGATCGTTTACCCGAATACATTTTACAACCTGATGATTACGCTAATTTTGGTTCGGGTATTTGGTGTTGCCAAACGGGTGACCAGCTTATCAGCATTGATGATGATTATTATTCAGAAAATGGTGTGAGACTTTACGAAGCACTAGCTATAATTAAGAAGTACCATTCGTCGAAAGGGTTTACCGGTCCCATTGTCATTCGGTGCATGTTTTGTAGCTCAATTAATGGCGTCTTTGACCTGATTGTAGTGTTGGGCTGGAGGGCAGGACTATCAGTTTCTGAAGAAGAACAAGAACGAATACACCGTGTAGCTTCGGACATTATGAAACAAAAAAAACAGTTGAATATATGGCGTTTACCGGTAAATGAAAGTCCTGAAGATTTTATTCTAAAAAATGCTCCATGGGACCGTATCATTAAGAATGACCCATACGCACTCATTGCCATGATCGTGACACTCGAACCCATTCTTGTGGCTCAATCTAATAATATGAAACGCTATATGAACTGGAGAGACTATAATAAAACTCTTGATGAGGATAACATTACTCTCATTAATGCCACAACTTTTTTGATCACACAACTTACTAGACTAACAAAAGGTATTTTTACGCCATCTGTTTCTAGTTTGATCGATAGATGCAATGAATTACTAGGGTTTATTAATAGTCAACTAACCCATCTATCCCATACCTACA